TTAATATTAAAGTACGAGATAAACTACAAAGATTAAATGAGCCTTTAACAGATAACAAGCTTGGTACTAATGGTACATGGGGCCAGGGACAAACAAATCAAGACTCAATACGTCCTTTAGTATTTGGCGAAGTTTTTAATATATCTCCAATGCTGGTAGACCCAAGCCAGTTAGAGTATATGTTCCATGATACTAATGTTGGTACAGTTATTAAAAGCACTACTGCTGGTACAAACCTAATAACTTGCACTAGTACTAAAGGATTTGTACCAGATGCAAAAGTAGTATTTACCGGAGTCGTACTTATAGCCAGCCCGGGTTTAACACCTACTACTGCAGTATTTGGCGGACTTGTAGCAAAAACAACATACTTTATAAAAAGTATAGATAGTGATACAACATTTACAGTATCTGCAACTTTTGCAGGTCCTGCAGTTTCCTTAAGCACAGCAGCTGCTACTACTTTATCTACTATGCAAGCAGAGGTACTAGTATCTAGTGCAGAGCTAGTAATAGAAATACGAGATAATGGAGTACCTATTTATACTGATGCAAGTGTTTATACACTTGCAGGAGTAACACGCCCAAATAATGCCGTAATAAATTATCAAGACGGCAAGTTTAAACTAACAAAGCCCCCTAGCGGAGCAATAACTGCTAGCGTACAAGGCTCAAAAAGATCAATAAATTTAACTACAGGTGCTCTAGTAGAAGGAACTTACGTAAATAATATAGCAAATATAATTGCTTTAATAGTTACCCAATATGGGCTAGCCTCTGTAAGATTATCCGGCACTGATATAGATCTTGTTAACTTTGCTAGTTTTGCAACTAATAATACTCAGCCAGTAGGTGTGTCTATAACTGATAGAAGTAATACTTTACAGGTATGTCAAACAATAGCAAATAGTGCTAATGCTAGGTTATTTATTAATCGTATTGGTCAACTGCAACTTTTACAATTAGGTACACCTACAGCAGATGCAAAAGTATATATTACAGATAATGACTTGCTACACCATAGTTTACAAATATCAAGTAAGACCAGCCCCAGAGCGGCTACTAAAGTAGGATATTGTTTAAACTATACACCACAAACTAGTTTAGCAACTACACTTCCAGCAAATCATAATAGAATATATCAAGATAGCTGGTTATCTAATACGGTAGTAGATTCTACAGTACAAACTGATTATAAGTTAGATAGCACACCTACTCAAATAGATACCTCTTTAATAAGAGCTGTAGATTCCTCAGCTTTAGCTAACACACTAAATAATTACTGGAAAGTTCCAAGAATTGTTTATAGTTTTACAGGTACTAGTAAATTACTATCTCTAAAACTAGGTCAAGCTGTAAATATTACACATAATAGATTTGGTTTAACCTCTGGTAAAGATGGTCAAGTAATATCATTAAGCCCTAATTGGGCAACCGGAACAGTTTCAGTAGAGGTAATAATCTAATGTCAGCTTTATTAAACGATAATGACGTAGCGTTACAAGCAGCACCTTACAGAGATAAAACAACTCTTGTAACTGTTACTACTACTGCTACTAATTTTATTACTACAAAAAATGGTGGAACTACTACTCCAACCAGTATTACTTTAACGGCTGTACCTAATATTGTATTTACAGCTGCAGCTACATTTGTTTGGAGCTACGCACTAAATACAGCCCCTACTACTTGGAAGGCTTTCGATGGCGCACTAATAAGTGGTACTACTACATTTGCCGGAGCAGGAACTAGTGCTCCAAAAGTTGGTACTTATACCAATATTGTGCAACTATCAACCAGTGGTACGGGTACAGGAGCAAAATTTGTAATTACAAAATTAAATACTACTACAAGTTATACTGGTGTTAGTGTTACCGTAGTAAATCCTGGAGTTGGTTACAAAGTTGGTGATACAATAACTATATCGGGTGGATTCCTTGGAGGTACTGTAGGCACTAATAATTTAGTATTAACAATAGGAGGTTCTGTTACTTCAGAAACTGGTACTAGTACTAAAGTTATAACCGCCGAAACAGCTAATTCATTAGTAGGAACCACCAAGGCAACATCAATACAATTCAGAGCTGAAGTCAGTGAGAACTTTTTAGATACAGCATATGGATATGCTGTAGTAAGCTATAGCTTAGAACAAGCAAACTCAGATTCAGTAAGTATAGAGCTCACAAGAACTAATGCAGCCGTAAATACTAGTATTAGTGGTGTACCCTCTAATTTCAATAATACTGGCACAACAATTACTGTTATAAGAGCTAATACACAATTAGTATACAGCTCAGGTGGCGGAGACAGTGTTGCAGTATCTGTTCCAAACAGTTTTCACGTTGCTATTGTAACAGATACCGGACTCGATGCTACTGTAGCAAATAGAACAGTTGGGTCTGTTAGTACTACAGCTACCTCTTGGAGTTTAAGTGGTATAACAGCTCTTACAGCTAATTTTGCTACTGTAACATTTTTAATTACTATTTATGATGCGTCTGGTTATAAGTCGCAGTCTACATATAAAACGTTAAGTTTAAATAAGGTAGCAAGTGGTGTAAACGGTGAACCTGCCGTAGTATACTACGTAGAATTAAGTGCCCCTATTATAACAAAGAGTACTTCAAGTAAATTTATAGACGGTACTCATGCTCAAATAAATATAACAGGTAAAAGAACCATAGGTTCCGGAGTTGAAGAAACTTATGGGTACCTTACAGTAACTGGTGACCTGGAAACAGAATCAGCAACTGGAATCTTAGCTACAAATCTTGGATATACTACTAATATACTTAATACTTCACAGAATAGTATATATACAATTAAATTGTATAATATGGCCGATAGAACTGATGCAGCAGCAGTTCTATTAGATACTCAAGTAGTACCAGTGGTATTTAATGGAGCAAACGGTGTAGTAGCTACAATTACTAACGACTCCTCAACAATTCCTGTAACTATTGCAGGTACTCCAATATCCGGAGGATATGCTAACACAGGTACAGCTGTAAGAGTATATGAAGGTTCAGAAGAACTAACCTATGATAGCGTAGGTACTGCTAATGGTACATATACAGTAACAACTTCTGCCTTAAATGTAACTGTAGGAACGATATCTAAAATTTCTGGAACGATTTATGCTACAGCAGGAAATGTTAGTAATATTAATGGAGATACTGCAAGTATAACTTTTAATATAAGCGGCAAGAGTAAGGGTGGAACTGTTTTTACTATAAGTAAAATACAAACAATAGCTAAAGCTTACCCAGGTACTGATGCTCAGCTTTACTACTTAGAACTATCCGCTCCAGTAATTTCTAAAGATGCTCCAAGTGCCTCAGCCGACGGCCCACATAGTACTATTACTATTACTGGTAGACAAACTATTGGTAACGCTTTACCTACTACAACAGGATTTTTAACTTTTGCAGCTACATTAGGTGTAACAGGTTCATCAAGTAATAGTATAGCACTAACAGGTGTAGCCTCACTAGTAGTTAATGCTCCAGTAATATTTTCAGGTACTGGAATACCTTCTGGAATTAATATAGGTACAACGTACTTTGTAAAAACAATAGACACTAATAGTAAAACAATTACTATTTCGGCAACAGCAGGTGGCACAACACTAACTATTGCTAATAGTAGCGGATTAACTTCTGTATTTGTGCAGTCGGAACCCACTACTGCTACCGCTAACTTTATAGTAACCTCTTTAACTAATGATATTGGGGCTATAAGTTTTACAGCCAGAATGTATACAACAGCTAATAAAGCCACTTTATTAGATTCCGCAATATTACCTATAATATTTAAAGGATCTAATGCTGTTACCATGGTGTTAACTAATGATTCATCAGTTGTACCTTGTGATAGTACATCAACACCAATTAGTGGAGCGTTTACTAATACTGGTACTGGAATCAGGGTTTTTGATGGTGTAGATGAGTTAACATATGATGGAGCAGGTACAGCAAATGGTACTTATACAGTTACTGCATCTGGTAGTAGTATTACTCCAGGAGCAATATCATTATCTGGTATAAATGCTGTAGCTTCACAGGCTAGTAATATTATTGCTGCAGTTGCAAGTATAGTATTTACAGTGACTGGCAGAACTAAAAATGGGGCATTAATAAGCCTAAGTAAAAGTCAAAGTATAAGTAAGTCTGTAAATGGGGCTAAAGGTGCGGACGGCACTAATTATAAAACAGCAGTAATTACTGCATTTGGATGGAGTAATAGCTCCACCCCACCCTCCTTAGTTGGAACTTTTAACTATAACTGGGCAGGGGCAGGTAGTTTATCACTAGGTTCAGGTATGAGTACTATATATCCTACAGGATATTATGAAACAGCACCTGCATCTACTGCTAATAACCAGACTTTGCATCAAATAACAGTTAATATAACAGATGTTTCTACTGCCACAGTTACTGCAAATATAGCCTGGAGTACAGCTAAAGCTAATAAACTAGGGTATAGAGAAGACGGCTCCATAGGTTTTACTGGAGATGCTGCTAGAACCTGTTATATTGTTACTACATCAGCTAGTCCTCCAGGTATACCTACAGCAGGGATCGGAGATGTAGTACCCACTTCCCCAGACGGAACTTGGTCATTTGCTTCAACTGGTAGTTTGAGTCCTGGACAGTTTATGTACCAAAGCGATGGTACTTTTAAAGGAAGTACAAACACAACTACATGGAGAGCGCCATATCTAAGTAATCTTAAGGTAGGAAGTTTATCCGCACTTAGTGCTAATCTTGGATATATTACTGCAGGTGCAATAAATATTGGACCAGACAAGTTTACAGTAGATACTAATGGCAATGTTAAAATTAAAGGATCAGGAACTGGTAGACTAGAGATTACTAATGAAGCTGTAAAAGTTTATGATGGTACAGGAGCTTTAAGAGTTCAACTAGGTAATCTCGACGTATAACCAAAAGGATACAATATGGCATATGGATTTACATTTTACAAACCAGCTACACAGGGGTTTGATTCCTCAGTTTTAGCAACGCGTGCGGGAAATCCAAGTCTAGCTGCTCAGATTGATATTGATAGAATTGCCGACAATGCCGGCACGTTAGCAACAAGGCTACAAGTTCTTGAGGCTTTTCAAGGTACTTCAACTGCCCCTATTCTACCCTCAGAAACTTTAATAAGACAGTGGATGATTAGTGGACTAGGATATAAGAGACAGAGTTTTATAGCCACCCAAAACAGCCTTTTTAACTCTGACTCTGCTTATGCCACACAAGTAGCAGCGGATAGATTATTTCAAGAAGAAATGTTATCCCCACTAACATTGAGCCAAACAGATAATCAAAACGGATTTCCATCTCAATCAACTCAAGATACTTTTGGAAATAATAAAACAGTATTTTTATTAGCTATTGATAATGGTAATATAACAGGAGATTTAAGATATTTCTTACCAACTTCAACTGTAAATGCCCTTGTAAGAGACGATAAACTTTATAAGGGAGCTTTATTTGATGGCAGTAGCGATATATTTACCCAAAGTAATCCAGCTCTGTTAAATAATGCAGGTACGGCCTCCTTCTCTTTTGAAGCATGGATATATAGATATGTATCAGGTAGAGAAGATAGTATAATTAGTAGATTGGGTGGGTCAGCAGGATTTACTCAATTAGGGTTTGACCTGTATATTAATACTTCTAATCAATTAGTATGGGCTCAACCACCTTTTGCTACACTTACTAGCTCTACTACTGTACCAGTTAATAGCTGGCAACATATTGCTATATCTTATGATGCAGGCGGTACTGGATTTACTGCAGGAAGAAGAATGTTTATTAATGGTGTTCAGGTAGGAAGTATACTTAATACCATATCAAACTTAAGACTAGAACGATTAACTAGAACTATAACATCTTTTTCTGGAAGTGGTTTCTCACATTTAGGATATTATAATGCGCTATTTGTAACCGATGCAAAAGGTTTTAGCTTATACGACTCAGTAAGTATAGCGGGATATAAGCCAGCGACACAATCTGGTCTAGCAGGAGGTCCCTTTACTATAGGTGGTATAAACTATGATACAAATTTAATAGAGTTAGTGGGGGCAAGTATAGCAAACTTAAATAGTTCAGTAGCGGCAGATGGCAGTCAACCTATTCTAGTACGAAATACACCACCTGCTAGATCAGCCAGCACCAGAGGTGTTATAGCAAGGTCAGTAGACTATCCTAATAGAATATTTATGGATAGAATAGGATTACCTTCAGGAGGTACTGGAACTAGTGGTGTGCAGGATTCATTAAGTGTAGGTACGCAACTTACTTATAGAGTAGGCGAAAAAGTAGTATTTCACGGAGTTAATCGTGGCGGCGCAACCATATCTTTTGACCAAATATATTATATAACAAGCGTAGTAGCTACTACTCCTGCTGCACCTATTGCATTTGGCGGTTATATAACAGTATCTTTACAAAATGTAGGACAGTCCTTAAACGGAGTTGATGCTACTTTTTCATACTTTACTGACAATGGACAGGCTATGCAAATGTTTATGAGTAAAGTAGCTGATAATGTAAGCGGTGGTAGTAATATGCCATTTCTTAATACTTCAATATTAAGTACAAATAGTTCTACTAGAAATAGCTCTACTACAAAATTTTTAGGTTTATTTGGTAGTGCTAGATTTGTACTTAATGCCACACCTTATAGAACTGATAGCTTTACTCCACCAGCTAGTTTAGGCACGTATACTCAAGGCGGTAGTACTAACCTACTAATTAACAGTAATAATGGTATTGTTCCTGTTAATACTGGTCAAGGTTCGTTAAATCTAGGATATACTAACCAAAATAATATTACAATATTTTCTGCTCCAAAATATTTAGGCAGTGTACTATATAATGGATTTTCTAGTTATACAGCAGTAGCTCCAGGAACTAACCCATCTATTTTTCAAATACCTCCAAGTACTAATTGGTGTGCAGAAGCATGGATTAATCCTATTAAGGCCCAGGCTTCTGGCATTATAGGATCCGGAACTACTGCTGCTAATTTTTGGACTATACAAATGCAACCAGATAGATCTATAGTATTTAACTGGGATAATTCTTCTTTTACTGGTTCTGTTACAGCCAGCACTACTACTATGAGTAATGTTAGTAGCTTTACAGGATTAAGTGCTGGGCAGGCATTAGAAGGTCAAGGACTAGTAGCAGGTACAACAATTTCTAGTCTTGATCCTGGAGCAAATACTTTAACACTAAGTATTGCAGCTAACGCAACTGTAAGTGGAGCATCATACTCTTTTCCAGGAGCTATAGTAGGTACACTCAGTTCTGGAAGTACTTTAGTTTCCTTAAAAACTTGGAGTCATGTGGCTGCAAGTCTTAATGGTAATACTCTAAGATTATTTTTAAATGGAACAATTGTAGCTTCTACTACTATTGTCCCTAGATATTTTAAAGCCAATTCTAGTGACTCAAAATATTATGTGGGATTACATGCTGGTGCTTACTTTTATGGGTATATAGCTACCCCTAGACTAGTAGTTGGCAAATCAATTTATACTTCTAATTTTACTGTTAGTACTACAAAGCCAAGAGCAGCTAGAGTAGCAGTATTAAATGCTTATGCCCAAAACAATAAAGCTTTAGTAATACCCGATGAGACAGGCATACAATATTGGATGTGGTATGGTTTTGATAATTATACTACTATACAATTTACTAGTACAGATATAACCTGGAATCAAGTAGATTCCTTTTATCATTCTGGTAATACTAGTGTAACAAAAACTTACCCATTTTGTGTAGGAAAAGAATTTTTAGTTAATCAAACTCTGCTTGGCACCCCCGATGTTAGACAGGCATATTATTCACATACAATCACTACAAATTCTAGCAATGGATCCGTCTCTGTTAGTGGCGGAAATGTAGATGCATATATCACGGTACTAATGAGATGACAACATTTGGATTTTTAGCAACAAACGGTAATAGCCAAGTATTAATATCTAGTAAAACTAAAAATTTACACTTTTTAGGTAAGGCTACATTATACAGCACTCTACAAAGTCACGAGGGCAGAGGCGGAATACGTAGATGGGCCTATAGAATAGATAGTACAGGTACACCAGTACCTTTCTTTAGTGTACCTACTGCAGATAGGTATGCTATAGTTAGAATGACTAAAGTTACTGGAATAACTTGGGAAATAGAAGTAATACGTTCAGGTACTAGTGGGTCTGTGCCTGAAGTTTATGTATTTACTGAAATAACTGGCCAACATAGGCCAACAGGTGCATGGGGTATGCAAGTACTTAATGAAATAGATAGTACACCCGCTTATGACTCTAGACTTAAACCTCTTGTTGTAAGAGGTGGTACTAATGTAACCCCGCCTTATGACCCAATGACAAGCTTACCTACCGGATTAAGCCCGCGTTATTGTAGTACTAATGCAGATGGTTTATTTGTTCCTAATAACTATAGTTCAACAGTAGTATATAATACTAATGTTACTAAACCTATAGTTTGTTATCAATCCGTAGCCCAGACTATGAGACAAGTAGACGTCAACGAATCAAGTGAAAGATGTTGGGGTTTTAAGGTATTTGGTAATTGTGTAGGATTTGAAGGCAAAAAATCTTGGGATAGCCACTATTGGACCTTTTTTAGAGCTGGAGTATCTGCAGAACAAAGTGGGCCACACAGCTATATAAACACAGGCTGGATAAGTGTTGACTACGGATGTAGAAATGAAGAAAAAGAATCAGATTCTTTTATCGGTATTGGCTACGATGACGATAGTTCTGCAGCAGGTAATTGGCCTTTCTCAAACTTAACAATTAACTTAACCTCAGTATCACTGATTGTAAGTGATGGAGTACTATATGATTAAACCCTATACAATAATATCAACAAGACAAGAAGTCTCAGGTACAGGAGTAGATTTTTCCGTAACAGTTAGGACTATGGTAGATGAGCCCGGATTTAAAGATGTAAAGCTGTCAACCAGTAAATCTTTTATATTTGTACCCGAAGGTGAAGATATTGATAATTATTTACACAATTGCTTACTAAATAGCGGATGGATTGCACAATGATAGTTAGCAAAATGGAAAGCCCAGAAGCTACAAGAATAGATTACCAACATGGTACTGAAAAATTTACTGAAATAGTAGAGAAATTAAAACTCACATACAGTAAATTAGATGCCTCAAACTGGTATTCTGTAAGTGAGCCCGCCTATAACAGCATACTCGAAGATAGTGTAATAACTGCTATAGCTAAAACACATAACCCTTACTTAGATCATTTAGATCCTATACTAGTAAGTCGTAAATATTTACTAAATAAACAATATATATATGAAAAAGTATATGTATTATTAACTAATCAAACATGTGAGTTTGAGTTGCCTGAGGGCTCTAATGCCTTAGCAAAAGGGTATTTAGTAAATATCTATGGGCAACCTGGGGATCAGGATTATTCAAACTATATAGATGTATATTTTTCATGCAAGGATCACTCAAAAGTAGAGTCCTGGGCTGGAAAAACTTTAACAGTAGGCAATTATACTAATTACTACTGTATAACTTTTAATGGCGTTACAAAAGAACGATTAAAAGTAAAAAATTATTGGTACGATGAGCAACAAGACTTATCGGACTGGGATGAATTTTGGGTTGCTGAGTGTAAAAAGAGAAAAATTGACCCTTTATCTCAACTATCCTAACATTTACAGAGGAATGAAATGGCAAACAATCTTAGAATAATTTATAATAATATTCTAGATCTATCTACTACTACTATAACAGCATCAAGTACAGCCTCACCAACTGCAACTCCTGTTAGTAACTTAAAGCTAGATTCTAAATCACAAGTATGGAGATCCGCATCTACAGGTACACTTAATCCAGATGGAAGTGGTCTATACATAGTAAGAGCAAATATAGTAGTAAGTTTTGTTGCTAGTACTATTATAGGTGGAGTAGTATTACCATTTTGTAACTTATCTTCTGTTGGAAAGATTAGGGTTCGTGGGTATACAGGAACTGCACCAACTCCTGGAGCAGCTACTAATACTCCTACTCCAGGCATAACTGGTGGAATTGTACACGATAGTACACAAATTTTTGCCGCTCCCTACCAAACATTTGGTTTATGGAATTGGGGTACACTACCTCTAGGTATTAATAGTTACTCTTATGGAGGAGGTACATATGCCAGAGCATGGATGCCTTCACAATTAGCATGCACTAGCTTACTAATCGAAATAGAAGATACTCAAAATATTAATCCTTATATTGAAGTATCAAGAATTGTTGCTGGATCTTATTGGTCTCCGAAGTACAATACTTCTTTTGGATTATCAACTGGAAGTCAGGATTTAAGTCAGCATCAACGTAGTGAATCCGGTGATTTAATTACAAATAGAGGTATACGCTATCGTAATATGCGTTTTGATCTAAACTGGCTACCTCCAGAAGACAGACTAGAATTCACAAGAATACTTAGAGGTAATGGATTACCTAGACCCTTGTTTATAAGTCTATTCCCAGATAACGCCGAAGATTACGAAAAAGAACAAGCACATCAGATTTACGGAAAATTGTCTCAGCTTTCTGACATAACACACCCTATCTTCGAAATGTATAGTACAAGTATTGATATAGAGGAGATCTAAATGGCTACTAATGCTTTTTACGTTGGCCAAAATGATTATTTAAGCACTCTTAATGTTTTATATACAACCGCTGTTACAGGTGGCAGAACCTTATTCAGTGTAGGCCCTAATAATCCTACTACTAGTACTACTGGCGGGATTAGCTACAATAGTACTACAGGTGTATTTACATTTACTCCAGCTACTCCACAAGTACCAAGTATAGTAGGACAAGCAAATAAATATTTGACTACAAATGGGTCTACAATTAGCTGGGCTGCTTTAACACAAACACCTCAAAGTAATTGGACAGCTACTACTGCAGCAACCGGATCAATACTTAATAAACCAACCCTTGCCACTATAGCTACAAGTGGTAAGTATTCAGATCTAACAGAAAAATTAACTGTATCTTCTAACCCTGCAAGTGGTGGTGGTTCCCTAACAATTAGCGGAACTGTTATACAGTTTACACCAGCATTAGTACCTACTTACACAATAGTTACCAGTACTCCTAGTGGAAGTGGTAGCTTAAGTTTAACAGGTTCTACTTTCACCTTTACACCACCAGTTATACCAACAACATTTACTTTACCAACTGCCTCAACAACAGTAACTGGTGCAGTAAAGATAGATGGAACAACTATTAAAATTACAGCTGGAGGAGTAATATCTGGATTCTCTGGTAGTTATACAGATTTAACTGGCCAGCCTACAATTCCAGCCGCGCAAGTACAACCAGATTGGAATGCTGTATCAGGTATGGGCGTTATTTTAAATAAGCCCACAGTTCCTAGCATAACTGGATTAGCCACTTTAGCTAACCCTAATTTCACCGGTATTCCTCTAGCACCTACTGCTGCCGTTGGTACAAATACCACACAAATTGCTACTACAGCGTATGTAAGAGGTGAAATTAATGCGTTAACAGCAACCGCTAGTTCCGCATTAGATACATTAAATGAATTGTCAGCAGCTTTAGGTAATGATCCTAATTTTGCTACTACAATCACAAATCAACTAGCTTTAAAAGCACCATTAGCAAGCCCTTCGTTTACTGGAGCAGTTAACTTTTCTGGTGCTTCTGGAGTAACAGGCATTACCAAGACCATGGTTGGTCTTGGTAACGTTGATAATGAGAGTAAGACTACGATGTTTAGTAGTCCTACATTTACAGGTAATACAACCGTAACTGGACATATATTACCTGATGCAGATGTTACCTATGATTTAGGCTCACCAACAAAGAAATTTAAATCACTATATTTAAGTAATACTACAATTTTCTTAGACGGATTTTCTGTAAGCGTATCTCCAAGTGGCACAATGAGTATTACTGATACTAGTGTGCCAAATGCTGTGCCTGTGGCAATAGCAAGTGTAGCAGCAGTTACAGCTGCAGTAACTACTAGTGTTGGTAATGTTACTAATGAGAGTAAGGCTGTAATGTTTAACAATCCTACATTTACTGGAACAGTAAGTGGGATTTCATCGGCTATGGTTGGCTTAGGTAATGTTACCAATGAGAGTAAGGCTATGATGTTTAGTAGCCCTACCTTTACTGGTACAGTTACGGGTATTACTGCTGCAATGGTAGGTTTAGGTAGCGTTACTAACGAAAGTAAAGCTACTATGTTTGCTAGTCCTGTATTTACAGGAACAGTATCAGGAATTACATCAGCTATGGTTGGTTTAGCTAATGTAGATAATACATCTGACTTAAATAAACCAATATCAAACTCTACTCAAGCTGCTCTTGATAATATTACTACTCAAATTGGTAGTATAGATATTGCAAGCCTATCTAATCTTGTATCCACAAAAGCACCAATAGATAATCCAACTTTCACAGGTACAGTTGGCGGAATTACTGCTACAATGGTTGGTTTAGGTAATGTAGATAATACCGCAGATGCAGATAAACCAGTATCTACAGCAGTAGCCGCAGCTATAGCTGCTGAAACCGCAAGAGCACAAGCAGCAGAAGCTACTTTTATAACTAGTAATAACCCTACTTTTACTGGTACTATAAGCGGTATTACAAAAGCTATGATAGGTTTAGGTAGTGTTGATAATACATCAGACTTAAGCAAACCTATATCAACAGCAACACAATCAGCTATAACTAGCGAAACGCAAAGAGCGTTAGCCGCAGAACTACTACTAGCACCGCTATCTAGCCCAGCATTTACAGGTACTGTAACTGGTATTACAAAAGCTATGGTAGGGCTAGCAAATGTTGACAATACAGCAGATCTAGACAAACCACTATCTACAGCAACGATTACAGCTATAGGCGTAGAGACAATTAGAGCTACCGCGGCCGAAGCAGCACTAGCTCCTATAAATAATCCTACATTTACTGGTACAATAGCTGGTATCACAAAGTCAATGATAGATTTAGGTGAGGTAGATAATACTTCAGATGCTAATAAACCTATTTCTACAGCAACACAAGCAGCAATAACTGCAGAAATAACAAGAGCGCAAACAGCCGAAGCATTATTAGCACCCAAAGCTAGTCCAGCATTTACTGGAACAGTAACTGGTGTTACAAAGGCAATGGTAGGGTTATCAAATGTTGATAATACCGCAGACTTAAGCAAACCTATATCTACAGCTGTACAGACAGCAATAAATACAGAAATAAATAGAGCACAAGCTGCCGAAGCTTTATTAGCTCCACAAATAACTACTTATACTAAATCAGAAGTAGATGTTATGTTTAATGAAATTAACCTGTTAACTCCAGGATTAATTGCTAACATTATACAATTAACAGGATATTTAAACGATAATTCTTTATCTATAGCAGATATTGTTACTACTTTAAATACTAAAGCACCTATTGCTAATCCTACTTTTACTGGTACTATAAGCGGTATTACAAAAGCTATGGTAGGATTATCTGATGTTGATAATACTTCAGATGCTAATAAACCTATTTCTACAGCAACACAAGCAGCAATAACCGCAGAAATAACAAGAGCGCAAACAGTAGAGTCTCTACTAGCCCCATTAGCTAACCCAATATTTACTGGAACAGTAACTGGTGTTACAAAAGCTATGGTAGGTTTATCTGATGTTGATAATACTTCAGATTTAAATAAGCCAGTATCTACTGCTACAGCCGCAGCTATTCTTGCTGAAAGAGACAGAGCTTTAGCAGCAGAGTCTAATTTTATAAGTAAGGATAATCCAGTATTTACAGGAATACCAACAGGATTAGATAAAACTACTTTAGGTCTAGGTAATGTAGATAACACTGCTGATATTGATAAACCCGTATCAACAGCCGTATCAAATGCCATAGCTGCTGAAACCGCAAGAGCGCAAGCAGCAGAAGTATTACTGGCTCCTATAGCAACTACTTATACTAAATCAGAAGTAGATGCAAAAATTGTAGAAATAGGAAGTGTACCAACAGGGTTGGTAACTACATTAGCAACTTTAGCTACTAAAGCTTCCCCTACTTTTACAGGAGTTCCTTTAGCCCCTACTGCAAGTATACTAAGCCAAGTACAAGCTATAACCTTAACAGTTAGTGCGGGAATTGCCACAGTAGGTATACTAGAACAGCCAACAGTACCTTATATTGTTGGTGATACGATAACTCTTGCTGAGTTTGCACCGCTACAAACTAGTGGCACAGTAAACAATGTTAACGCTTCCTTTACTGTACTAAGTGCAACTACAACTCAGGTAACTTTTGCATTAACAGGTACTTACACACCAACAGCTCTTGGTTACATAACTGCACCAAATCGCACTAATCAAATAGCCACAGCAGGTTTTGTTAGTGCAAAAATTGACGCTTTAGTAGATGCTGCACCCGGTGCTCTAAATACATTAAATGAACTGGCTGCTGCTCTAGGAGATAATGCTAGTTTTGCTACTTCTGTAACTAACTCAATAGCTGAAAAAGCACCATTAGCAAGTCCAACATTTACAGGTACTGTAACTGGCATTACAAAAACAATGGTTGGATTAGATAATGTAGATAATACTTCAGACGCTAATAAACCAGTATCTACAGCAGTAGCTGCAGCTATAACTGCTGCTGCTATTTCTCCCTCTCTAACAGGAGCGGTAAGTTTTACAGGTGCCACTTCTGTAACAGGTCTAACTAAAACAATGGTTGGATTAGATAATGTAGATAATACTTCAGACGCTAATAAACCAGTATCTACAGCAGTAGCTGCAGCTATAACTGCTGCTGCTATTTCTCCCTCTCTAACAGGAGCGGTAAGTTTTACAGGTGCCACTTCTGTAACAGGTCTAACTAAAACAATGGTTGGATTAGATAATGTAGATAATACTTCAGACGCTAATAAACCAGTATCTACAGCACAACAAACAGCCTTAGATTTAAAAGCACCACTAGCTAGTCCTACATTTACAGGTACTGTAGGTGGTATTACAAAAGCAATGGTTGGTTTAGGTAATGTAGATAACTATAGTAAAGATTCACTATTTTCAAGCCCTACAGTTACAGGAGTTTTAGCACTTGCGGGAGGTACTTCGGGATCGGTCAGATTCCAGGCACAACCAGATGCAGGTGTTGCAGTTTATACTTTACCATCTACTGGACCAAGTTCAAGCGGTTATGTACTTAGCAGTGATACTTCAGGACTTTTAAGCTGGGCAGCCCCAGGTTCAGGAGCCTCAGGTGCTCAAGGTGCTTCAGGTGCTCAAGGTGGACCAGGATATCAAGGTGCTACAGGTCTTCAAGGTGCTTCAGGGTACATTGGAACAGACGGTGCTACAGGCGTTCAAGGATACACAGGTGCTACTGGAGCTTCCGGTATTACAGGACTTCAAGGTGCTACAGGATTAGGTGCTACAGGTGGTCCAGGGTATCAAGGAGCCACAGGTTTAGAAGGTCTAGTAGGTGCTACAGGCGTTCAAGGTGCTTCGGGTTACGTAGGTGCCGACGGTGCTACTGGCAGTTCTGGTATTCAAGGATACACAGGTGCTACAGGTGCATCAGGAATCCAAGGCGTTCAAGGTGCTACAGGATTAGGAGCAACAGGAGACCAGGGCTTAGCTGGTGCAACAGGCACAGAAGGATTAACAGGAGCAACAGGTGCTCAAGGTCTTCAAGGTGCTACAGGTGCAGGATATCCCGGTGCTAGTGGTTCTCAAGGTGGAGACGGTTATGATGGTGCAACAGGTTTAACAGGTTCCACAGGTTTAACAGGTTCCACAGGTGCTCAAGGTCTTCAAGGTGCTACAGGTGCAGGATACCCAGGAGCATCTGGTTCTCAAGGCGGAGATGGTTACGACGGTGCCACAGGTTTAACAGGTGCTACAGGCGTTCAAGGTTTTACGGGAGCAACAGGTGCATCAGGCGTTCAAGGTTTAGTAGGTTCTACAGGCGTAGGATTAGACGGATCAACCGGTATTACAGGTGCCACAGGTATTCAAGGCCTTCAAGGTGCTACAGGACTAGGTGCCACAGGTGGACTAGGCTATGATGGTGCTACAGGTGCTAGTGGAATTCAAGGCCTTCAAGGTGCTACAGGACTAGGGGCCACAGGTGGGCTAGGTTACGACGGTGCTACAGGTGCTAGTGGAATTCAAGGATCTGCAGGTGCTGACGGTGCTACAGGCGTTCAAGGATACACAGGTGCTACGGGTGCTAGTGGGATTCAAGGATATACAGGTGCTACTGGTGCCTCAGGCGTTCAAGGATATACAGGTGCTACTGGTGCTAGTGGAATTCAAGGATACATTGGTGCTACAGGCCTAGGTGCTACAGGCGGATTAGGTTACGACGGCGCTACAGGTGCTAGTGGAATTCAAGGTTTTACGGGAGCAACAGGTGCTAGTGGAATACAAGGATACACAGGTGCTACAGGTGCTTCAGGCGTTCAAGGATATGAAGGTGCTACTGGTGCCTCAGGTGTTCAAGGATATGAAGGTGCTACAGGTAATCAAGGAGCTACAGGCCTAGGTGCTACCGGTATAACAGGATATGATGGTGCTACAGGAGCTTCAGGCGTTCAAGGATATCAAGGTGCTACAGGGCTAGGTGCCACAGGTGGATTAGGTTATGATGGTGCTACAGGTGCTAGTGGAATTCAAGGATTTACAGGAGCAACAGGTAGTTCCGGAGTTACTGGATACACAGGTGCTACAGGTAGTTCAGGAGTTACTGGATACACAGGTGCCACAGGTGCTTCAGGAATCCAAGGACTTCAAGGTGCTACAGGTGCTGGTGCTACAGGTGTTACTGGTAATACAGGTGTTACTGGATACACGGGTGCTACTGGTGCTTCAGGAATCCAGGGCGTTCAAGGTGCTACAGGCTCAGGTGCTACTGGAGTAGGTTCTACAGGTCTTACAGGTACTACAGGTGTTACTGGATATACAGGTGCAACAGGTGCTTCGGGAACTCAAGGGGTTCAAGGTGCTACAGGCTTAGGTGCTAGTGGTGGACCAGGATATCAAGGTGCTACAGGTTTTGAGGGTGCCACAGGTGCTTCAGGATTAACAGGTGCTACAGGAGCAGGAGCAACAGGTGCTTCAGGAGTTACAGGATTCCAAGGTGCCACAGGCTTCCAAGGTGCTACTGGTGCAGGTGCTACTGGTGCCTCAGGAACTCAAGGTGTAAATGGTGCAACAGGTGCCAGCGGTATTGCAGGTCTTAACGGGGCTACAGGACTACAAGGTGCTACAGGTTCGGGTGCTACAGGAGCTAGTGGAGTTACAGGCTTCACAGGTGCTACAGGTAGTTCAGGAGTTGCAGGATTAACAGGTGCTACAGGCTCAGGTGCTACAGGCGCCTCAGGCGTTCAAGGTGTAAATGGTGCTACAGGTGCTAGCGGTGTTGCGGGTCTTAACGGGGCTACAGGACTGCAAGGTGCTACAGGCTCAGGAGCAACAGGTGCCTCAGGAACTCAAGGTGTAAATGGTGCTACAGGTGCTTCAGGATTAACAGGTGCTACTGGATCTGGAGCTACAGGTGCTTCAGGAGTTACAGGCTTTCAAGGTGCTACTGGATTACAAGGCACTATAGGTGCTACAGGTAGTTCTGGTATTCAAGGGCTTCAAGGTGCTACTGGATTAGGTGCTACAGGTTTATCTGGGTCTACGGGTGCCACAGGACTACAAGGTGCAACAGGTGCAGGTGCTACAGGTGCTTCAGGTGCTGGATATGACGGTGTTACATCTACTACAACAGTTACTCCTGCTTCAACAGGTACAATTACTTTAACAACTAATAAGCAGGGTGCATTTGTTACAGGTAGTTATGTTAGAGCAGTTAATACAACTTCTAACTACTTTGAAGGTATAGTTACTATAACAGGTGGTACAACATTTGCTATTGCCGCAGACAGTAATGTAGGTACTACATCTGCTAGTTCTTGGGCTATAACAATAGGTGGTACTAAAGGTGTTATTGGTACTATAGGTTCAACAGGTGCTACTGGTATAACAGGTGCTACAGGTGCGGGTGTTCAAGGTGCTACTGGTGCTTCAGGTGTTTCAGGGTACATGGGTGCTACAGGTGCTACTGGTGCTTCAGGATTACAAGGAGCAACAGGCTCAGGAGCAACAGGTGCCTCAGGTGCTACAGGTACTATAGGTGCTACAGGTGCTAGTGGTATTGCAGGTCTTAACGGGGCTACAGGACTACAAGGTGCCACAGGTACTATAGGTGCTACAGGTGCTTCAGGTGTTACAGGCTTTACAGGTGCTACAGGTGCTACAGGTTTAGGATTCTCTGGAATCACATCTACTACCTCAGTTACACCAGCTTCAACAGGTAATATAGTTCTTGGAACTAATGCTCAAGGAGCATTTGTAACAGGAGATAGAGTTAGAGCAGTTAATACTACCGCTAACTACTTTGAAGGCGTTGTTACTATTACTAGTGGAACTACCTTTACTATTGCCGCTGACCTTAACGTAGGTACTACAGCTGCAGCTTCCTGGACACTGACTTTAGCAGGTAATAGAGGTGCTACAGGTGCAGGAGCAACAGGTGCATCAGGAGTTACAGGCTTTACAGGTGCAACAGGTGCATCAGGAGTTACAGGCTTTACAGGTGCAACAGGTGCTTCAGGAGTAACAGGTTTTGTAGGTGCTACAGGTGCTAGTGGGGCGTCATTCTTTGGAATTACCTCTACTACTACAGTTACCCCCGCATCAACAGGTAATATTGTACTAACTACAAATGCTCAAGGAGCCTTTGTAACAGGAGATAGAGTTAGAGTTATTAATACTACTTCTAACTACTTTGAAGGTACATTAACTGTTACTGGTGGAACAAGTTTCTCAGTTGCTGCTGACTTTAATGTTGGTACTACAGCAGCTAGTTCTTGGACTATGAGTTTAGCAGGTGCTAGAGGTTCTACAGGTCCTATAGGTGCCACAGGTGCTTCAGGCTTTGCTGGAACAACAGGTGCTACAGGTGCTTCAGGTCTTAGGGGTACCACAGGACCTAACGGTGCTACAGGTGCTTCAGGAGTTACAGGCTTTACAGGTGCTACAGGTGCTTCAGGAGTTACAGGTTTCGTAGGTGCTACAGGTGCCTCTGGAGTTACAGGTTTCGTAGGTGCTACAGGTGCTTCAGGACTGGGCTTCATAGTTACTTCTACTAGTACAGCTACACCTGCTTCATCAGGAACTATTACTTTAGTTACAAATATTCAAGGAGCTTATGTAACAGGTACTAGAGTTAGAGCAGTTAATACAACTTCTAACTACTTTGAAGGTATTGTTACTGTTACAGGTACAAGTTTTGCTATTGCAGCCGACCTTAATGTTGGCACTACAGCGGCTAGTTCTTGGACTATAACTAATGCAGGTGCTAGAGGTTCCACAGGACCTAACGGTGCTACAGGTGCTTCAGGTGTAGTTCCAGGACAAGAACCTTTTACAGCATTGGCTTCTTCCACAGGTGTTGTAGTTCATAACTATGCACTAGGACAGGTATTTTACCATACTAGTATAGCGGCTAACTTTACTTGTAACGTAACTAACTTGGATACTACTAGTTTAAGAGCAACAGTAATTTCCTTAATATTAGTTCAAGGAGCTACACCTTTTATTGCTAATGCTTTCCAAATTGCTGGAGCTGCTCAAACAATTAGGTGGCTAGGCGGCGTTGCGCCAACTGGTACAGCAAATAGAGTAGAATCAATAGCTTTCTCAGTTATAAACAATGCTGGTACATATACTGTACTTGGTCAACTAAACTCATACGCTTAATTATGTTCTTAAGTACTTTATCATACTATCTTGGTTTTGGGTCTCGGCCCCAATACCGAATCACACCGGCAGCATCCTCAGTCAATGAGGGTGCTACCTTATCTTATACAGTAAATACTAGTGGAGTACCTAATAGTACAACTTTATTCTGGACCATTAATTTTAATGCAAGCAGTGCTGCAGCTGATTTCTCAGCTACCACAGGTTCTTTTACTATTACTAGTAATACAGGAAGTTTTAGTATATCTCCACTAGCTGACGCTACCACAGAAGGTTCACAAACTTACTATGTTGAAATCAGAACAGGAAGTATATCAGGACCTATTGTTACAAGTTCAGTAAATAACATAACCACAATCAATGATACATCACTAACACCAGCAGCAGCGTTTTCTGCTCCTTCTACTACTATTAATGAAGGAGTTACTACTAATTACAATGTTAATACAACAAACTATCCTACAGGTACTATATTTTGGATAATTGTTAATGGTACTACAGCAGCAGCAGATTTCTCAGCGACTTCTGGTTCTTTTGCTGTGGCCAGTAGCACAGGAACTTTTCCAATTACTACTGTAGCTGATGCTACCACAGAAGGTGCTCAAACATTTACTATAGAACTAAGACTCAACTCTACATCAGGCACACTACTAACAACTAGTCCAACAATTACAATAAGCGATACATCCTTAACACCTGCAGCAGCTTTTACTACTACACCTGCAAATATTGCAGAAACACCACAAACGGTAACTTTTGTAGTTGGTACAACAAACTTTCCTTCAGGCACGTTATGGTGGACAATTAATCATGTAACTACCTCAGCTGCTGACTTTTCAGCTAGTTCAGGTTCGTTTACCATCACAGCTAGTTCAGGTTCATTTAGTATCACAGCATTAGCTGACTTGGCAACAGAAGGTAATGAGACCTTTACTGTATCAGTTAGACTAACCTCAACAACTGGCACAATACTAGCTACTAGTGCAACTGTAACCGTAAACGATACCTCAGTTACAGTACCCGGACAACTAGTACATAACGGTACTGGAACAGTAGTATGGACAGCACCTGCTGGTGTTAACACAGTTAGTGCTGTTTGTATTGGCGGTGGAGGTGGTGGAGTGGGTATGAATAGTAATACTGTTACTCAAAGTGGAGCAGGAGGTGGCGGCGCCTTATATTATAGAAATAATATACCTGTTGTTCCTGGTACTGCATATAACTTAAATATTGTGTTAACTGCACCAGGTTTTTCTGGAGGAAATCCATATTTTGGAGCAGTAAGTGCTAACTCAATTGGTGGTGCTGGATCATTAGCTGTATTTGGATCACCAACAAACACATTAACAGGTGCCTTATGCGGTGCAGGTGGTGGCTTAGGTGGACGTGGTTTAGCAAATGATACTACGCCATATACCGGAGTACGTCAAGGCGGATTTGGAGGTGCTGTAGCACCCAATGCTCCCTTTGGTGTGGGTACTCAAGGATCTGGTGGACGAGGAGGCTATGGTGGTGGACTTAATACTGCAGGCGGAGGCGGAGCCGGAGGTTATGGTACAGTTGGCGGTGCAGGTGCAGGTTTAGCACCTGGAGCTACTACTGCTGGAGCTGGTGGCGGTTCTGGTGCTGGAGCAGGTGGCGGTCAAGGTACAGCAGCTGCAGGCACAACTGGTGTAAACGGAGGCGGTGCTAGCATACTAGGAACTACTCCTGGAGGTGGTACACTATTTGGTGGTGGAGGTGCTTCAGGCCGAGGAGTTAGTGGATTACGTGGTGGTAATGCTGCAATCCGCATTATGTGGCCAGGCAATAGTAGAGCATATCCCGCTACAGGTGTAGCAAATCAATAATCGCAGACTATAATAAATAACTTTAAATACTCTAATAGCTAATAGCAGATTCCCGTTCCTTGTTCACAGGGGGCGGGAATTTTTTTATCTTGACAGTACTAGCCCAACATGGTATAATAGAACAAAATTATATAGGCATGGAGAATTTAGGCCTAAATTATATTAAAGAAAGAGCCCATTATGCAGCCCAGTGATTTTAATAGTGGCTCAGGCATACTTGTAGGTATAGGATTTACTTTAATTAGTATCTCATTCGCTATACAACAATTGGTTAAAGCCTGGAGAAATACCGAAGCAGAGTCAGCTCTAGTAAAAATGATGCAAATAGAGTTAGCTCGTATGAGTCAACAAAATACTGCTCTTTCTACTGAAATAGGAAGTCTACAAACAGAATTAATTCGTTTGAGCCAACAATTGACTGACCTAACTATAGAGAATCAGAAACTACAATTAGAAGTTTCTATTTTGAACAAAGAAATTGCCAGACTACATATGCTTATGTCTGAGCCTATTAGTATTGGAGCAAAGAAATGACAACACCTGCAAAAATAAATTTTAAAGTTTATCAAGGCAGTACTTTTTCAGAGGTTCTAAGATGGGAAAGCCCTACAAAAACCTATAAAAATATATCTGCAATCACACAAGCAGCGCCAATGGTTATTAGTACTACTACTGCACATGGAGTACCTCCAAACTGGAGAGTAAAGGTAACTAATGTACTTGGTATGACCGATATTAATTCCACAGATAACTATCAGATAGTAACTGAAGTTACTTCAACAACACTTACAATAAACTCAATAAATTCTTTAAGTTATAAAACTTATGTAAGCGGTGGTGTAATAGAATATAACCAACCTATAGATCTTGCTGGATATACTGGTAGGATGCAAATACGGTCTGACATAGATAGTTCAACAGTTATATCAGAGCTAACTACTGCTAATGGTGGAGTTTTAATTGATAATACTTTAAAAACTATTACTTTAAATATACCTGCTACTACAACTGCAGGATTTACGTTTACAACAGCTGTATATGATCTAGAACTAGTATCTGCAGGTAGTCAGGTTACACAATTTTGTGGTGGTGTTATAACACTGTACAAAGAGGTAACTAGATGACAACTGAATACGTAGTAATTGAAACAGATAGTACCGAAACCGTATTAAATAATGATATTACTATAGTATTAGTAGCCACTAATGTTTTACAAACTGTTGCTGTACCTGTTGTTGAAACAGTAGCCATACCGCGAAAAGTTATTGAAACAGCTTCGTATATATCAGAATCTGTAGTATCTTTAGAAACCGTCGTACTATCGCCAGTAATTGCCGCAGGAGCACAAGGCCCACAAGGTCCTCCTGGTACAGCGGTTGCACAAGGTTGGCAAGGTGCAACAGGTATACAAGGTATACAAGGTGCAACAGGTATTACAGGATTTACTGGTGCCTCAGGAATACAAGGTATACAAGGTATACAAGGTGCTACAGGATCTTCAGGTATACAAGGTATACAGGGTGCTACAGGTATAAAAGGTGATACAGGTCTAGGATTTTCAATTTCTAAGACTTATATTTCTGTAGCAGCTTTAATGGCGGATACTAATCCTATAGGAATAGTAAGTGGTCAATTTGCCATTGTTGATACAGGCTCAGTAGAAGACGCTGAAACAAATAGATTATATATATGGACAGGTACAGCATATAATTATGTATCTGATCTATCGGGTGCTCAAGGTATTACAGGTGCTCAAGGTGCAACAGGTATACAAGGTATACAAGGTGCAACAGGTCCGCAAGGTATACAAGGTATACAAGGTGCAACAGGACCACAAGGTACAACAGGCCCAATGGGCTATATAGGTGCTACAGGTGCTAGTGGTATACAAGGTATACAGGGTGCTACAGGTGCTAGTGGTATACAAGGTATACAAGGTGCTACAGGCTACCAAGGAGCAACAGGTCTCCAAGGTGCAACAGGATTATCACAAATTAGTGAAGCCACAGATGTTGATAAAAGTCAACTAAGCGAGGGTTCTCTACTAATCTATGACAATAATACGTCCAAGTGGACGACAAAGAAACTATTAGACTCGCAATCGGTTGATTGTGGACTATTTTAAAGGGACATAAAAATGGCTGCTATTTTAA